AGATGTGGAGAAGGAAAAGGCCGCTTAATTGAGACCCGATCCCGATCTACGGACCGCAAGGTCTGCACATCAAAGGAGTTTTGAGGCCACTCGCCGTAGGGTGGTGGCTTTTCGTTCCAATTCTTTTAATGTAGGTGTTCAGTGTTATGATTTGGACCTTGATACCAATTTTTGTGATTGTGTCTTTACCTCATTGTTGTTGCTCAATCAACGTAACATACGCGCCACAGGGTTCGATGTGGTTGCTCATGATTATGCCCATAGGATTTTCGGATCTCTTGGGCGTGATCGTCCGTCTGCACCTGGAACGTATGTTATAGGTTATTGTCCCACGTGGAATGAGGTTGTTGATGCTTCTTATTCTGCGAATCGCAAATGTGGTATTGCTATGCGCTCTGTTAAAGGGTTGATGCGGCGCAATTTGTCCCATTGCGTTTTGGCTCCAATTCATGTCTCGGGTTTTCTCCCTTCATTCCCGAACCCTGTCGCTCCTGCTAGTAAGGTGATAGGTGCGTTGAAGAGATTGTGTGTGGCTCGTATGAAACGCACCGATCGTTCCGCTGATATCATGAAGGAGGTGGTGGATAATTGTTGTTCCCGGGTGACTGGGAGCAGCATTTCTGACGCCGTGGTATCAGAGGAATGCGCTCTTGTATGTAGAATGAAAGGATTTAAAGGGAAAGATGCTGAATGCTACATGTCTGGTGTATTAGATGCTTTAGGTCACCATGTGGATTATACGTTGTTCGCATTTAAGAATTTTGTTAAATCTGAAACGTATGATCCTGATTCTATTAAGCCTGCGCGCTTTATTATCAGTCCTGATCATTATGTTCGTGGGGTTTCGCATGCGTTGCTTTATAGGGCACAGGTTGGGTTGGCCCGTGCCTTTCACGAATGTAGTGTTAAAGGTCGAACTGCACAGGAAATCACTGCCAGGTTGGCTGATTTTAAGGATCGGTCTTGGTTTCTTGAGACTGATTATACATCCATGGAATCCAATGTTAGGGAGTGGGATATCTTAAACATTGAGATGCCACTGTTTATGGCAGCCGCTCATCCTTCTGAGCGGAGTGATGTAGCAGGCTTATTTCGTTGGTTTGCCAACCATACTGTCCGTGCACGAAGCAAGGATCTTGATATCTGGCTTCCACCCATGAGATTGTCTGGACAGGACCATACTTCCATGGGAAATTTTCT